ACCGTGGTCACCAGCTGCCGGGCCTTCTTCATCTTGTACACCGGCTCACCCTCCAGGGTCACCACCGGTCTGCCGTCCTTGTCCTTGACCTGAACCGGCTCGCCATTGTCATCCAGCACCTGCTCCATGACCGGCTCACCGGTCACGGGGTCCAGGATATCCTGCTCGGTGGTTTTCTTCTCGTAGAGGTAGACGTACAGGGCCTTGCCACCCTCCGCGTCAGCCTCCAGCTCGGTCTTGCCGCCCACACCGGCCTGGAACTCATACTCACTGTCCGGCTGAATCAGGGACTCCTCCCAGCCCGCGTCGGCCCCGCGCTTCTTTTTGTCGTGCATGGCCTTTTCGGCCCGCAGGTTCTCCACGTTGTCACGGCCCACAATGAGGATGTAGGGCTGCCGCTCTGTGTCAGGGGTGTTGGGGTTTCCAAACATCACGTTGATGCCATCCACCAGCTCCATGCGGATTTCGCCCCGGTATGGACCGAAGGCACCGCCGAAGGGGATAGCGTTGGGGTCCCACCAGAAGTGCGCACAGTAGTCGCCGGTCTGGGCCCCGTCAAAGAGGGCCTCCCGAATCCGGTAGTCAAACTTGAACTTCTCCAGCAGGTTCTGGACCTCGGCAGTGGCGATGACTGCGCCATTTGCGTCCGCGCGGTCCTCATCCGCCATGGACCCGGGAACGGCACCGGTGGCACTCGCCGGGGGGCCGGCCACAGCGGTGTCCTCCCCTGCGTGCATCGGGTCCCCGGAGTAGTAGCTAAGCTCATCAAAGCTGATGGTGGCCGCACTGGAGGTGAGAGAGGCCACGAACAGGGACGCTACACGCTTGATGATGTTGAACGTTGGCTTGGGCAGCTTCCGCATGGCGGGCGTCTGGGGCATGTGAATCCACTGGTTGCCCGCGAAGAACTCGATGTTGGTGTTGACCAGGCTGTACTGGTTGGGCACCAGCTGGTTGTTGTACGCCCTGCCCTGCTCATACAGCTGCCAGGCCCGGGTGATTCTGCTCTCCACGCGCTCACTCCTCCTTGGCGATCTCGCTCAGAGGCACGTTCACCCCGTAGGCGGTCTCCGCATTGTAGTGCATCATTTGGTCAAAGGCGCGGTTGAAAGCCTCAGCCTCCCGCTTCTCCTGCTCGCTGGCCTCCTGGGCCACCGCCCGGGCAGTGTGCTGCGTCCACTTCTGCCTGCCGGTCCAGCCCATAAAAAATCCCAGGGCCAGCAGCCCCAGGACAGCAAGCACGCCAACTGCGCCGAAAACTACATTCATCATGTGAACATGCCTCCTTCCGAACCGTAAACGTCGTAGCATCGTTCCCCATCCAGCCAGTCCTCGTCCATGACCGGAATAACCTCATTGTCGTCAGGCGCCGGCGGAAGCGCCGTCTCACCTGAGCTGTACAGCATGTAGGACAACGCCTGGGAAGCGCTGTCCACCATGTCATCGTTCTTGCCCGCCGGGAAAGCGGTGAATTGGTCGATAAAGCCGGAAACCCACGGGGCCCCCTCCGGCAGGTACACATGGCCGGACTCAATCGCCGAGCTGACAGCATTGACTCGGGCCACCTTGCCGCCCTTCGGGTTGACGGCGATACAGAACATCTCATGCTGGAGCATGGAGATGATCGCGCTTCCGTTGGCCTTGTCCTCGATGAGGACCGCCCGCGCCTTGGGAAAGAGCTTCCGCACCGTCCGGATGGCGTCAAGCGTACCCGGGAAGTCCAGATGCCGGTTCAGGCAGTACCGGCAGTAGTAGTCGTTCCCGGTCTTTGCCCACACCTCAATGGCCACATAGTCGTTGTCCTCGTTACCCTTAAAGGCGGCGTCCACCGAGATAACCTCAGTGCCGAAGGCTGTCACCTTAGCGGGGTCATAGAATCTCCACCACTCCCGCTTGACCAGATTGCCGCCCTCCACACGGGGAGAGCACTGGTACAGGGCACTCCAGGCCCTGGGACCGCCCTCAGGGTCGTTCATGTAGCTGTCCCGGAACTCCTTGAGCCAAGCGGCGTTTTTCCCGATTTCCGGGCACAGCGGCTCTCCCTCCTCCCGGCCAAGAGGGTCATCCAGTTCGGCCTCCACCGGAAGCCGTACCTTTCGCAGGTTCTGCTCTGTGGCCTCCAGTCTGGCGGCCAGGTCGTCCTCGTGCCAGGGCGTCATAATGACCACAACCTTGGCACCGGCAGCCAGACGGGATTTTAAGGAGTTGAGCCACTCACCCCAGATGAGCTGCCGGCGGGCAGGACTGTCTGCCTCCTGCCGGTTCTTGATGGGGTCGTCGATGATGAGCAGGTTGGCCGGGTTACCGGTGATGCCGGACAGGATGCCGCGGGAAATCATCCGCCCCACGCCGTTGTCCATCTCGAACTCAGTGGAACGGTCAATCTCACCGATGCCGCAGCCGAAGAGGGGGACACCGAAGCGGCGGATTTTCTCTTTGTTCCGCCGGGTGAACCGCTCTGCCGTCTCCTCGTTGTAGCTGGCCAGGATAAGCCGGTTGCGTGGGAATTTTCCCATGTACCACGCCGGCAGCCCCTCGGTCACGGTCATACTGTTGTGGGTAGGCGTAAAGTGGTCACCCACCAGATACACGCCGCCCTCAACAGTGAGACACTTCCCGTGCTCGGTCTCACAGGGCTCTATCGCCGTGATGGCTCTCCTGCGCCTGGCCGGGTTCATCTTCTCTATGCGTTTCCGGTCCAACGCCGTGGGGATTGGGCGATCCGGATTAAAGGTCAGCTGATATACAACCTTCTTCCCCTGTATCCCACTGCTGGACAGAGTCGGCTCCGCCATGGATACAACCGCGTTCCAGCCGAGGGACCGAACAACCTCAGCGAAGTCCGCGATGAGGCGGTGATTCGCATTGCTGATCGTGACCCGACCATTGTGCTGGTAGACATATCCGTCGCTGTCGATCATCCCCGCCAGGAGCTCCAGCCTCTGTACCTCGGATGCAATTTTGTATTGCGCCGGGATGTGCTTCTCCTCGCACCCCCGAAATCCGAACCCAATGGACCGCAGGGCGGCGGATACCCAACCGGCGTAGTAGGTGGTCAGAATTCCGGTGACCTTGTGCGTCTGCACTGAGGAGGGCATATACCCAAGGCTCCTCAGCTTCTCTACCGGCGCCATGTCGTCCGGATGATGGGTAATGCAGGGCTTCTCGCGCGTCCCGTCTCCGAGCCACAGGCCCATAAAGTACGGGTGGACCGGCTGATCCGACACCGGATACTGCACACAGGCAAGCGGGTCCACAGAATAGGCGTATCTGCCGCCACGCCCATTCGGACCAAGGTGCAGTCCCTTACGCATCATCTCCTGCGTTTCCAGTTTTACCTTCCGCTTCCTCCTCCGGTCGTACACAACCCACTCGTGCCTGGGGTGCACCACGACCTGAGCACCGTCCCGGAAGGTGACGCGCAGGCTCGCGGGCTCGGTCTGCGGTATCTCCGCCTTCACCAGAATTGGCTTTCCATCTGGCCCAAATACGGTGTCGCCCGCTTTGATATCCCCGTGCCGTGCCCAACCGGTCGGTGTCGGGACCGGCGTGCTGTCCGCGCACAGCTTTCCGTGCTGGGGCGGAGCCTCGATGAGGAGGATGTCGTAGGCGTGGCCGGTGTCGGCGGTGATGAACTCCTGGACCTGCCGGGCCAGATACATGGCGAAGTGGGTCCGCTTCCACGACGGGCCGTTACAGTACGCCAGGTACTCGCCGTAGTCCCGCCGAGCCAGCTCCCGCTGCGCCAACTCTGCCTGTATGGTAATGAAATCCCCGCCGGGCACCAGTACATCACCTCCTCCCCGGGTCATCTGAGTATGTGAAGAGCCGCCTCACTATTGAAGCGGCTCAGAGCTATCTAGCCCTTTCGGGCTATGTGCGGGTTTCTGGGCTTTTCCCGCGTGCCTCTATGGCAGGGACGGTTTGGAATCGAACCCACCCAAGCGGTTTTGGAGACCGCCTCGCCGACCTTGGTACATTCGCCCCTATACAAACGCCGATGAGCTGTTTCTGCTCATCGGCGTTTTTCTGTATTCACCCCCGCTGCGTTGCAAGCCGCCCGCTCCGGCTGGTTACGGAGAGGCACATATGACCATTGTGATACGGGGTTTGGAGGGCCCTGTGGGGTTTGAACCCACGCGCTCCCGCTTAACGGGCGGGTGCTCTTGCCATCTGAGCTAAAGACCCATTGGCTGGGATGGCTGGACTCGAACCAGCGAGTGCGGGAGTCAAAGTCCCGTGCCTTACCACTTGGCTACACCCCACTGTACCCGGTAAGTAATTTCCAGTTTTTGCTAAAACGGATTTTGGGGTATCGCGATTTTCGAGGGGCAATTTCGAGAAAAACGACCCCCCGCCCGTCGGGGACCATACCCCCGCCCCCGGGGGTGGGGAGGGTGACCAGTCAGGGGGTGGGGTGGCCTATACCCCCCTACCCCTAGCCCCTCCCCCTATGACCTGGGTGGGGGCTCTTCTGTCCTGCCCTGCTGCCGCTGCTGCCTGCTGCTGCCGCTGCTGCCGCTGCTGCCGCTGCTGCCGCTGCTGCCGCTGCTGCCGCTG